CGGGTACAAAAGGTAGTCTTAAATTCCTTAAACTGCTAAATAGTCGTATCGTAACGTTGGTTGGAACCAACGGTTGGTCTTTTACATTTCTTTATCTAAAGGAATGTCTAAGACTAACAATACGTGCACTAGGAGGTCAACCGGAAACTCTTTGGAATAATTCTATTCCTCGGGTTAAACGAGACTTCTCCGGCCTTCCTACTATAATTCCGCTTTCCCTACGGCTGGCTCTTCGTGAACCAGCTGGGAATGTGAATATAGTGAGAGTTACACTTTGTGTACTTTCCGTTTTCCGTGTATTTAAAGTACCTGTAAAACCATCTTTAGAGAGTATTATATCTCCCTTTAATGGAATCACTCGTACGTGTGATTTATTAGTCATACGTAAAGCTTTAAATAAACTGAATTTGAAGGTTAAATTTTCAATCTTTAAAGGTTTCATATCCGAATCCGCAGGACCAAATAGTCGATTTGCAACTTGGGGGTCCGCTTTAGATGCATTAGCATTTATTGAGTACCCTCGTCAATTCATAACATTCGTTAGAATTGCACTAGTTACTAAAAGCTACTGGTATTTAGCAGTGTTCATAACTATATTATTAGTATATGGACCGCTTTATATTACCTTACGAACTTTTGGATTGATGACCCCGTTAAGAATGGGTAAACTGTCAACCGTTTATGATCAAGCTGGAAAAGCCAGAATCGTTGCAATAACGAACTGGTGGATTCAACTTGCTTTGAAACCATTACATGATTCTATCTTTTCCTCGCTCCGTAAATGGAATGAGATTGATGGAACTTTTGATCAAGGAGCTCCCCTTCTTCGTTTATACAAAGAAAGAGATCCTCGGTACAAATTTTCATGTTTTGATTTATCATCAGCGACTGATCGTTTGCCTATAACCCTACAAGTGGATATACTAAATGCCTTAGGCGTTAGAGGAGACTTGTGGTCCGAGTTATTGAATTTCCAATGGTCTATATCAGGGGATTTATTTAAACTTAGTGATAAGTTCAAAATTAATCAGCTGATAGGTATTCCACAAAATATCCTCTGGAAAGAGGCTTTTGTTAAATACGCTGTTGGTCAACCTATGGGTGCCTACTCGAGTTGGGGAATGTTGGCTGTAACACATCATGTTATAGTACAAATTGCTGCAATAAGAGCTGGCTTCAGTGTTAACACTTTTAGACAG